CTGGGAACCTCTCCTGAAAGACATTTACGCGGGCATGAAGGCTCTGACAAGAGACTTCTCGCCCATCGTAGTCAAGGGGGGTGGCTCGTCTACCAAGACGGTTCACTCTCGGGTCTACGGCGCTGGTCCTAATGACTGGTCGGATGAAACACTCCGTACAGTTACTAAGGTTCGCCAGTGTTGCAGCGTTAAGGTTGGTAACCCTAATGCTACCCTGTTGAATGATTTGGGTTTAGCTAACCCGGTCGCGGTTTTGTGGGAAGCGATTCCTTTCAGCTTCGTGGTTGATTGGTTCAGTACGGTTGGCGCAGTGGTGTCTTCTGCAACTGATTTCTTAGGGGTGGCAATCGAGTCGCCCTTTCGATCGTATCTCATAAAGACCGATAGGCATCTCCAGAACCATGTTGATCTACCAGGCTCTCACGAGGCTGGCGAATCTGCTACGTTTCTGGGCACGAATGCCGGACGCACTCTGGGGCTTGTCGGCCCGGAATTGCGTTTTAAGCCCTTTAAAGGGTTCTCGACAGCACGCGGAGCAACAGCAATTGCGCTCCTTATCCAACTGTTACCAAAGCGTTAACTTACGTGAGTAGTAACTCCTTCCTAAAAGGAAATTATCATGCCAGCATTGGCCGATATCACTGTGAAAATGGCGGACGGTACCACGAACATCACCTACACGGGGATTGTTCCGTCTGCTGGGGATAAGACCCCAGCTGTTTGGCGGAGCAATTCGGTGGGTGGCTCGATTGGCCAACGTCCGGAGCTTCGAGTGCAGTCTTCCAGCAATGGGGACAACTCGGCGCGCCGTATGGTGGTCAGCTACAGCTATCCATCTCTGTTCACGGACAGCAGCACTGGTCGTGTCGCGGTCGATAAACGTCTGAACTGGACTCTGTCAGCCAGCATCCCTGTCGAGATGAAGGACGCTGATTTGGCAGAGGCTGCGGAGCAGGGGATGAATCTCCTTGCTTCCACTCTGGTTACGGACTCGTTCAAGTCGGGCTATTCGCCGACCTGAAGCCTTTAGTCAGGCACCGAGATATAACTCTCACACAGGAGAAAAGACCATGTCCTATTCGCTACCGACAGCTGTCGAGCGATCGTTCCATCGCTACTGCGAGGAACTCTCCAGCCCCCGGACACTCGCGGCTTCATTGCTGCTAAAGTATCGGGAGTGGGACCAGCTTTCTTCGTTGAAAGTGGCCCCTGAGCAGTACACGAGTGCTAACGACTACTGGCGCGACGCCAGTGTTAGCTCTTTGCTTCGCAAAGTCGTAGATCTTCCTACCAGCTTCGACCGTAAGGCCGTGGCTGTGGAAAATTTCTGGCTAGGCGAACGTGACTGCCTGCGCACCAATCGTCGCTTGTATCCCTTCGTACAGGATCACCTTAGTGGGAACTATTCCACTGACGGCCCTTATGGGGTGCTCAATCAATTTATTGAGAGAGCACGAAAAATTACAAGCGATATCCTAGGTCCTTGCCCCAGCTTTGTGAAAGGCCGGTTTGGACCTGGTGCGACATATGGAGACAGGGGAAAGCTAGCTACAGTCCCCGACAAGATGTCTTCTCGACCCACTCTTACCCTCTCCGCATATCCATGGTTATTTCAGTGGATGGGCACCCTTTGGGGCACTGCCTCTGCGGAACGAGGAAAAGGACTAGAGTTTGTCCGCGGGAATCGCTTCACAACGGTTCCTAAAGACTGCACGAAAGACCGCGGTATAGCCGTGGAGCCTAGTGTTAACGTATTCTACCAGCTAGGATACGGATCTGTCATCCGTGACAGGTTACTCTGCGCAGGTATCAACTTGCGCGAGGGGCAATTCATTCACAGGCGGATAGCTTGTGAGGCCAGTAGCTCCGGCCGTTTTGCTACCTTAGACCTTAAGAATGCCAGCGATTCCGTTTCTAGGAGGCTTGTACAGCTCCTTCTGCCTAAGCGTTGGTTTGAGGCCTTAAACGACCTCAGATCACCCACGACCCTGCTTGGTAAGCAGGTTGTCGTACTCGAGAAGTTTTCGAGTATGGGTAACGGATTTACTTTCGAACTCGAGACATTGGTCTTCTTGGCCATATGTCTAGCACTCGACCCCGCTCATAAGGCGGGGAAGAATGTTTTTGTCTACGGTGACGACATCATCGTACCGACAGAGAGCGCGAAAGCAGTGATGTCAGCCCTGAGTTTCTTTGGACTAACCATCAATGAGGAGAAATCCTTTACTAGTGGAAGGTTCAGGGAAAGCTGCGGCGGCGACTATTTCGATGGTGAGGACGTCCGTCCTCATTTTCTGAAAGAAACGCCAAATGAACCGCAGCAACTCATCT